AAATATTCTTTTGCTTCAGGATTTTCTGATGCTTTTGGTAGATTTAACTTTGGTTTAAATTTTGGAGATTCAAATTTAAATACTGGTTCCTCTACAGCAAAGTTCCTTCCAGTATTTCCTTCTTTAAATTTCTCAAAAGTATATTGTTTGTGAATCGTGGTATCTATTTGCTTGAGAAAATTATTGAAAGATATGTTAATTCCACAATTATGGCACTTAAAATTTGTATTGTTCTTGACTTGATACAAATATCCTCTTGCCTTATTTTTATTACTTTGAGAGTCGCCACAAATTGGACAGCGAAAATTATAAAGATTATTCTTTACCTTCTTAAACTTCTTAAAGCGAGAAGATATCAAATTGATGTACTTTACATCAACAAAGTCCATAAACAAACATTAATCTGTTGATCTATTCTACCAGACTACCGCGTTTTGTCAAGGCAAAGGGAAGTTATTATTCCAGTCCACTTGATGACAGAATTTGTTGCTTTTTGTAGTGAGTAAAGCGTAATCTTTTTTTGAGTTTTCATTGGCATAAAAGCCAACACTCAATTATTTAGTTTTTTCTACTTGTACTTCTGGTACGTCAGGAGTTAAAAAATCAACAACAATATGAGATTGTGAAAATGCAAAACTACATACCGCAAAAATACCAACTACAATCCAGCGAAATTTTACAAATTCTTCTAATTTATTTTCTATCTTTTCTATTCTATCAGATACTACTTCGTGCTGATCTTTATTTTCAAGTCTCAGTTCTTCAATAACTCTACCAATATAATCATCAGACTTATGACATTGCTCAATTCTTTCTTCGTGAACTGCAAGCATTTTACTAATATTCTGATTTGTTTTTCCCATTAACTGTATTGCTTCATCAATCTTTCTCATCATAATTTCATATGCAGAAAGTCTTTCTTCCAACACAGCAATTTTAGTATCTGCGGACGCATTTGGATTAAACATTTTGGTTATAGTTATTGATTTTTTACTACTATTAAACTAATCAATAACCCAAGTAGTATTGGAATTATTTATTTGTCTATTGATTTCACCCATTTCCTATAAGGAGGTGAAAGTCTTCTAAAATCTACCGTTCCATTTTTCTTTTTCTTTCCCATCAAAGGATCAAACCCTGCAGTAGGCCCTTTAGGGTCAGAAGCACCAGTAAATCCACCAGTACCTACAACCATTCCTTCTTCTTTCAGATTTCTATAATTACGAAATGCCTCAATAATTTTATCAATCTTCTTCTTTTCCATTGTAGATTTTGTATAGTTCTTCTAAACAATAAAGATCAACTTGAATATTATGAATGCCGGATTTTGGATACTCGGGAAGTCTGTTGAGAAAAATAACAAAACTTTTCATAGAAGACCACAATTCCTTTTCAATTTTAAAAAATAACATCGGAGTTGTTGCTTCTCCAAATATATTATAAAGAATAATAAAATGATTTAAAAGAAGGTGAGTTTTTAATTCACCTGTATTTTTATATCTTTTCAATAATCTTTTAATATATTTAAAATGATTTAGATCCTTATCAAAGTCTTCTTTAGTGACTGCTTGAGGATTTTCATAGTGTTTAATAGCAAATAAGAGGAAATTGTCCTCATTCAGTTCATTAAAGATCATAAGTTATCAAGCAGTGACATTCAACATATCAGTTGCAACTCCAACAGATCCAGTAGTTCCTGCACCACCAACATTATAGAGAAGTCCAGAAAGTGCTTTAGTTACAGCAGCACCACCAGAAAAATCAGTAATCGTACCAACTACACCAGCAGTTAGATCAAGAACAAGTTTAGTTGTATTTGTTCTTGTACTAAATGTAACTCCAAGGCCTGCAGTAATTGTAGAACCAATTGTACTTGCAGTTCCAATTTGAACGGAAGTAGTTCCAACAGCAACGATAGGTACATTAGTAAGTTTTCCTGCCACTGTAAGGGAACTTCCAATGGAAACACCCGCTACCGAATCAACAAAAATATTAGTTCCTCCAATTGCAACAGTTTGTCCTGCAGTAGTCAATGTTGTTGAAAATGCAACATTTGCTGTAAGAACAGATGTTGGTGCAGTAAATGCAAATGAAACTCTGTTAGTAATTTGTCCATTAAAATTTTGAACCATTACATAACCATCTTCGTTTGTATAGACAGGAACTGCTACTCCAGGAGCAACAGAGGCAGCATATGCAACAATTGCTGCATTTTCATTTTGTCCGTTAGCATCAAAAGTTTTAATTCTTACAGTTGCTCCGGCACCTGCATAAACGGTTTCATTCCAAACAACATGAACATGCCCAGTCGTTCCTGTAGTAATACCAGTAGTTGCTCCACCACCAATAGTAATCGGAGATGCTTTATTTGGATCTTCAAAAAACACAGCAACTGGTGTTGCAATACAAAGACCTGTAGCATCACTACTAATTCCTGTAGCAGGTCCAGTATTTAATCCTGCAACAGCAATTAATACCTCATCATAATAATTTGTAGATAGACCAGAATTTTCGGTAGTTCCATACCATCTTTGAACCCAACCACGAACATCTGCAAATGTGTTCCAAGGACTTCTGTTGCGATCTACACTCTCCTGATATTTGGGAATAGCGTAATTATTATCAGCCGTTTCAGATGTTGTGGAAATTCCCCAGAGTGCCATTCTTGTTACCTTTACTAATTTGTTTCGTAGAAATATTTATAAAAAATAGAGACCTCATATTTGAGATCTCTATGTTACTTTATGAAGTTATTTTCATGGAGTTGGATCTTTGGCTCCACCAGCAATTGCCTTGGAGCGAATTTGTTCAATAATAAATGAAACAAATCCGTTTGCTTTAATTTTTGGATTCGCACCAAGAAACTCTGAAATGACTAAAAGAACTGTAAGAATTGCCGCTTGATTTGCATTATAAAAAGCGATAAGTGCTGCTAAAGACATAATAACCTCCTTATGGTTTATCCTTTCTTATTTAGATCAATCAAACCTTGAATGCATCATATCTTGAGATCTTTGAGCAGCAGCACGACGCTTTGCTACCTTTTGTGCAGGAGATGCTGGGCCACCATATTCTCCGTCAGTGGGTGGTTTCTTACCTTTTTCTTTTTTTTCTCCTCTTGGTTGAACACCCATTCTACTAGAGCCCATTTTCTTAGCAATGAATTCAAAAGCGGGATCTCTTGGTTTTCTTGGAGTTCCCTTCTCTTCTCTCCTTCTTTCATCAATTACATCACCTTCTGGTTCATATCCAGCAGTAATAGAAGGATCAGTTCCTTTAGGTGCAGATCTGAGTGCCTGAAGTTTTCTTTGCAGAATTTGAACTTCTTGCTGCCTCATTCTATCTTGCTGTTGTTGTGTCTTCTTTTTTTGTTGATCTGGTTTCTCTGAAGTCTCTGAAGTTCTTGGTTGCATCTCAAGTGCTTGCTCTGATACTTTCTTTGCAATTTTAGTTGCAGTAGCCATCTTCACTTCCATTCCACGACCAGGATAACGTCTCTCAAAATCAGCAAGATTCATAGATTGTGCAATTTCTTCTCTCTTTTTCTTTTCAATGGTAGTTAAAGTTTTTTCATCAATCTGAACCTCTTCACTTCTTACGCTTGCAAGAAGATCATCTAACTTACTGGTTTTTTTTCTTTTTGCAGGTGCTTTAGCAGTTCCACCACTTACTTTAGTGGTCTTTGCTTTTGCTGCAGGTGCCTTTGCTTTTGGTTTTGGTTTTGGTTTTGCGGGAGTTGTTGCACTACCTTCCCAAGGATCAGAAGGTTTTTCTGTAGTTTTCTTTTCAGGTCCTTTGTATGAACCACTACTTACTTTTTCTTTTTGTCCTACACCAGCACCACGATAAGTTGATGCCTTTCTTGTTCCAGTATGCGCTGCACTTGGAGTTTTATCGCCACCTTCCATTTTACGAGCAACACCTAATGCACCCTTAGCAACTTTTCTTGCTCCTGTTGCTAATGCTTGTTTTGCAGATTTGTTAAGACCAGAGAGTTTCTTTCTAGCAATACTTAGGAGACCTTCCTTTTTCTTTTCAGTACCAGCAGCAGAAGTGTCGTGGCCATAAGTTACCTTTGCTTCAGTTAGTGCATACTCAATTGCTTCCTCAATATCATCTTCTTCATAACCTTCTTCCAGAAGTTCATCATAAACACTCTCAACAATATAATCTACTTCGTCAATCTCTACCATTTCAAGAAGAGTTCCACCAAGATTTTCTACGGCTTCACCCATACTTGGATTAATCTTAATCTTGTTCTTTACTTTCTTTTCGGTAATTTTACCTTCGTTTTCTTCTTTGCCAATTACATCCATTACCTCAACAAGATCCTCTCTCCAATTCGAGAATCCTTCTTTTACAGTCTTTTTCTTCTTTTTAAACTTACCAGAAACTTCTCCTTCCTCATATCCTTTTCCATCACCATCATCATCCCACCATCTTTTCACTTCTTTTTCTTCGTGAGTTGAGATTGCCTTACCAATTGCTTTTCTACGCTTTAAGAGATACTTATCAGCATTTGTATTCTTCTTACCGTCATTATCAACATCAGCATCTTCTTTTCCTACAGGATCAAGTGCTTCTTTAGTAACAAGACCAACTACATTCTTATTCTTTTTGGTAAGTTTATCCATATATGCGATACTTTGCTTTTGCTGATCTGCATATCCTTTACCAGTTGAAGGAGAAAGTCTCTTATCTCCGGATTTTCTTTCTGCAGATGCTGCTTTTCTCATCTCTGGATCAGCACCCTTTACTGCTTCAGTTTTAATACCTCTCTTTTCTCTCATTGCTTTTGCTTTTGCAAGTACTCTTTCTCTTGCAGCATCTCTTTCTGCTTTAGGAATAGAAGTTACCGCACCAAGTTTTTCTGCTGGTTTGCCGGGAACTGAAGACTCACCAAGTTCCCCAAGTGCTTTTGCCTTACGAATCTTCTTAGGATTCTTTAACTTACCACCAGGATACATATCACCCTCATCATCACGATCATAATCAGGATCTACATTTGCACGATGTCTTGCTGCTCTTTCAGGAGATGCTTTGTCTGCATGAATACCTGCTCTACGTCCAGGAGAAATCTTATCCGCTGCTCTCTTTTCTTTCTGCTTAAGAGCACTACGCTTTTTCTTATAATCTTTGAGAGTCATACCCTCTTCAATTTCAAATTCCGATTCCTCCTCTTTAATTGGAGTAACATTAACAACTCTTTTCTTTGCTTGCTTACTGTAAAGTCTCTCTGCTTGTACTCTCTTTTTTCTTGCTTTCGCTGCTACTTTAGGATCTCCACCACTTAATCCAGCAAGAACACCAGCTCTTTTTCCTGCTTCCTTTGATGCCTTTAGGGCAAGGTCAGCAGAAACTTCATCAAGTTGTTGTGCAGCAACCTTCTCCAAATAAACCTTGGAAATATCATTCAGAGGATTTATAGACATCTTAATAAACGCTTTCTTTTATTTTTCTATACTTATTTATGAAATTGACCCCGTATGCCTTACCACCCTTCTGAAGATTTTGACTATTCGTTCCAACTGCACCTGGAGTCTTACTTGCATAATGTTTAAATGCACCTAAAGTCCCCACAAGAGTATTTGGATGAGTCTTATCTCTCATAGGACTATCCATTTTAACTTCTGTATATTCAGTCAAATCCTTAATCCAGGACTTAAACATATAACCTTCTTCAGTCACACAGATTAGATAATTAGTTCCTCTACGAACTACTTCACCAACTAATCCAGTATTTAAGTTCTGAACCTCATCACCCATTCTAAAAATTCTACCTCTCACATAATTCTCACGAAGATTTCCCATATCATACTTTGGAGCAATCTCCCAGAGATTATAACTTTCTTTCTTTACTTTAGATTTTTTCACACCCATTCCCTGACGAACTGAATTGAAGAGTGCTTGAGTTTCTGCATCATCTAATGACTTTGGAGTTCCTCTGCGGAATGATGCAAAGTCATTGTCCATTACTGCTTTTCTCATTTTAGATGCAGACATTCCACTTACACCTTCTGCATCAGCATCACGAACACCAGCAGAAACAACACGAATTAAATCAAAGGTATAAAGATCGCCATTATATTTTTGAGCAAGGTTCTCAAACTCTGCTTGACGATCTGAACCAACAACGATATTTACGCTTGAGTATCCTTCTTCGTTTGCATTTACAAGAACATCAAAGATTGTTTTCATCTTATAATCATTAATAATGTTCTCCTCAAATTCGGGGAACATCTTTTTCATATAGGAAACTTTAAGATCAGGATCTAATGGATTTTTCTTTGGATCTTGAGATCTTGATGGATAGATTTTAACATCACCACCAGCAGAGATTCTCTTTGCAGACTTCAGAAGTTTTTCGTGTCCTACTGTTGGTGGATTGAAGCGACCAAATACAACTGTAAGTGGTGGAAGTTCTTGTTCTTGCCCCTGATCTTCTGGTGCTGCTCCAGGTGCTTGTTGTTGTGGTGTAGGAACAGGTGCTTGTGCTGCTTGAGGTTGTGCGGCAGGAGCAGGTGCTGCTTGTCTTGCTGCTCCAGCAGGTTCTTCTGCACCTTTTGCCTGACGACCATCAATATACTTAAGTTTTCCCTTTTCAGTTCTTGCAACAACTTTACCAGAGCGATCTAACCACGATCCGTGACCGTCACCGGTATATCCAAGTTTTTTCGCTTGCATTGCTGCTTGCGACTCCTTTGCTTCTGTTATGAAATTAAAGAAACTTTTCATTTTATTATTGGATCTTAATTCTATTTAAACAATCTATACCTTTTGACTTTTGATAGGAAGCAAGGCCTCCAGCATTAGAAATATATCCAGTAATAGTACATTTCCATTTTTGAGAGTTGCTTTTCTGTGCTCCTTTTTTACCAGCCTCACACAGTTCCTTTTTTGACTGACCTAAAGCACCCCTCTTACCCCATTCAATAAGTTGTTCTCTGGATGCACCAAACAATCCTATTTTATTTTTCTTTTGAGTTTGAGTTCCTTTTTTAGAACCTTTAATATGAGTTTCTTTATCCATTCCAAATAATCCCACACCTTTTTTCATAGTAACTAAACTTCCTTTTTTACCTGCATCACTGCAAGATTTTAAAGAAAAGATACCGCCACAGTTTTCATTGAGACACCACTTATCGCCAATAAACTGACGAATTATTCTTTTTTCAACTTCCTGTGCTTCAACATATCCTTCATCAGTAAAATCAAATACTTGAAGTATTTGTTTCTCTGGAGTATAAAAATTCCACATCCACTTATGAGTTATTGGAGATCCCAAATACTCTTCACCAAATACTTTTTCCTTATGAACTCCATAGTAATAATGTGAAGTTTCTAAAAAAGTAATTTTATATGTATAAATTCTTAAATTCATATTATGTCTTGATATACTTATATTTATTATTTCTTAGAATATGCTAATTTACCAGTTTCTATCATAATTTTTTCAACATATTGACCCGATCCATCTTTATAATTTCTTCTTTTAAATCTAAACTTAAATAAGAAATTAGTTGCCTTCTCACCCTCAGGAAGAATTCTTATATCAGAAGCACTTCTCTGTGCTTTTAATTTTATTGGTTTTCCTGCATTACCATATTTTCGATAAGCTTTAAATTGCCCCGGTTCTATTTCTTTAACCTTTCCTCCCGAAGATGTTAAATCTATAACTTGAGCCATATCATCTCCAAATATTGCCTCCTCTAAGAAATTAAATGCTCTATTCGTAAAATCGGATCCCGATGCATTTGATAGATTTTCTCCAAGCAAATCAAACATAGCAGAAACATATTGAAGTTTTGCTTCTCCCTTGGCCTTGGAAATATCATCCATTAATTTTTTAGCCATAGAAGATTTAGATTTTGGAGGACCTATCACATCATACATTGATTGGAGACCTTTTATAATACCTGCATTTTGAACTGTGGTTGAATCACTTTTAACTGAAAGATTGATTTGATCCCTTACAAGTTCTCTACCATTAGCAATTATCTTTACCATAATATCCGCTTTAATATTTCCATCTGCCTGTTCTCCAGTTACACCATCAGCAAGGACCTCATATTTAATAACATCAGTGTTTTTATTCATCAAAAATCTTTTTTTTGCTTGTATTATTTTTCTAAACAAAATTGATTTTTTAGAAGCAATCATAGTATCAATTTTCTTCGCCAACTTACCATAATCTTTTTTTTGTTCTGCATATTTATCATATTCATCACCAAATCCAGGATAAACTTCTGCTGGTTTTAAATAAACTTCCAAAGCAACTTGAATAAAATCAGCAGGTTTTCCTTCGTTTTGTTGTATTATGTATGGTTGCCCTTGTTTCATATTAGGATTGGTTTTTGGATCGCCAACAGCAATACTATATCCTAAATCATCATCTTCAGGAAATTCTTTTTTTATACCTATTCTCGGATTTAATCCTTCTTTAAGAATAGTTTGTTTTCTAAACTTATCAATATTACTCTTTAACTCATTGATATTATTACCATCGTTTGGATCTGCAAGTATCATAGCAATATAAATTGCTAAAATACCTTCCATTATACTTCCTTCCTTAACACCAGAAGCCATACTACTAACACTTTTTAAGTATTTATTAAGTACTCAATTAAAAACCCTCCCAACAAAATTGAGAAGGTCAGAGAAACTTTCGCGTTTATCTATCAGCGAACATTAGCAGCATACCACTTCTCAAAGTCCTCTCTACGCTTATCTCCTCTTGGAGGCATAGGAGTTCTTTCTCCACGAACAGGAGCAGACTTTTTGCTTTGCTCTCTCTCATACTTCTCAGGATTGTTGCGAGCCTCTTGTGCTTCATCCACATATTCTTCATTCTTAAGTGCTGCTGCTCTTCTTGCTGCTTTGTTTCCTGTTCCTCCAGTTCCAGAATATGATTTTGGCCAATTGGAACCTGCTACTTTACGATTAGGAGGAGTTCCAAGAAGTCCGTCTCTATTAGAGCGTTGAATATGCTTGATTGTAGCAACATTAGCACCTTGACCAGACTTTGCTCTACCAGAAGCATGAGTACGCTTAGCAATCATTTCTGCTGCTTTTGCTTTACCCTTTTCGCTAGTGATTGCTTCATCCAGATAAAACTCATACATTTCATCCCAAGTGTATCCAGAGAGATTATAACCTTCTTCTACTAGAGAATTTACCCAGAGTTCAAACTGCTCCTGATAAGTTCCTGCTCTTCTTGCTGCTTTGTTTCCAGTTCCAATATAGTTCCGTTTCTTAATTGGATTTTTAGCCATGGTTGGAGTCATTGGAGTTCCACCCAGACCTTCTCGATCAAAGGATCCTCTACCAGAACCACGAATTTGTCTGATTTGTGCAACATTAGCACCTTTACCTGACTTTGCTCTACCGGAAGGAGTGCTACGAGCAGCGATCATTTCTGCTGCTTTTGCTTTACCCTTTTCACTATAGATTGCTTCATCTACATATTCTTCTTTTGAGAGGACCTTTCTTGCTGCCTTAACCTTATTTCTTAAAGGTTTTCTAACTCTTTCTCTACTGTCTCTTGATTGTTGCTTAACAATAGTCTCAAGTTCATCCTCATCATCATCGTCATCATCGATATCGCCAAGATGATATCCGTGTCTCTGAGACATTGTACCACCTTTAACCTGTCTTTTTCTAGTATCAGCAGGATGTCCTGATTGCATTGGGCCGTGATCCTTTGATCCTGCTTTATATCCAGGATGTCCCTTACCACCAGTAATTTCTAAAATAATACCAATTGCTTCCTCATCAATCTTATTCGCCATTAACCACTCTGCTTCTTCAAGAGTTTCTGCGTATCCTTCTGCTTGGAGGAACTCAAGAACTACATCGAAGATATCAAAATGTTCTTTTTTAAACTTTGATTGTGCTTCTTTTTCTGCTCTATAAGTATCCGGTTGTCCAGTTCTTTTTGCTCTTCTGGAAGATGCAGTTCTTGCTGCAAACTCCTTAGCCACCTTCTCCATTCCAGGTTCTCTCCATCCGTGAGGATCTTCTCTAGTTCCTAATGAAAATCCACTTCTCTTATTAGCATGTTTAACAAATGCCTTTCTGTCTAATCTAGGTTCTTTATAACCTTCTTCAATTTCTTCTTGAGGAGCATAGACTTCAGAATATGCTTCGTATAAACCACGCAGTTCTTTAGGATCCATTTTTTACAAATACTTTTTTAGTTATTTATAAAAAAAAAACCTCCCGAAGGAGGTTTCAATCAAACTGCTTTTTCTAGTTCAGTATCAATTTGAGTCATTACCTCACGAAGTCTCACAATTCGCTCTGGTGCAAACTCTTCACTATATCCAGCAGTAGCACCATCAAGAACTTGAAGAACTTCAAGTGCGGTTCTTACATCTAGTTTAAGAGTTACTTTAATTTCTTTAGTCACAGATCTCCCTCCACACGATTTTCGGATTTGTAAACATCAAATGATCCCTCAGGATAGCGAGCACTCAGTTTTTCATAGTTCATTTGCAGGATCTCCTCAAAGTTAGTATCAAGAGCCATAAATGCTTGCGAGAGATACCAACAGATATCACCAAGTTCTCGTTTCATATGAAAAACATTATCTGCATTATAAGGTTTCCCCTGCAACACGATTTTCTTTACTACCTCAGTAAACTCACCTGCTTCAGCGGAAAGACCGAAAGCAGCAGTAATTAGACGAGGAACATCAGCATCAGCAGTCGTTTCAAGTTCTGCAATACGAGCAAGAAGTGCTGCAAAATCACTACTTGCAGGACTTGTAGTTTGACGAACGAATTCAATATATTTGTTTGTATCAATAACTTGAGTCATATTAGAATTTAAATCCTTCAAATGATTTTTTAGGTTTTCTATCATCATTATCATACTCTTCTTCTCTTGTATTGTCAAGTATGTCTTGTTGTGCTGATTGTTCGCAGTCATAAAGTCTCATTTTAGAACGGTCAATACCAACAATAAATCTTTTATATACTGTTGGATCTGAATATCGGTTCTTAAGTTGTTTGACTAAGATCTGCCCTAATCCTTCTAACTCTTCAGTGCTAATAAGGGCAAACATAAGGTCAGCAGTCGCAGGAAGACCAAAGGACTCTGAAGTATCTGTAAGTTCTGGATCAGAAGATCCAAATCCCGAACGTGTAAGTTGCGTAGCACTCATTATAGGAACATTAAACTCTACCGCCAGACCACGAAGTTCCTCTGCAATTGACTTAATTAATGTATAAGAATTGATATTACTACCACCCTTAAATCTAGAAGAAGCACAGATATTCAAATAATCAATAAAGATAATATCAGGTTTAAATGACTTTTTAAGCGCAAGTTCATTCAATAGAGACTTGAAGTGTCCCGAATGTGCTGATGCTGTTGGATACTCTTTAATAATCAAAGTACCTTGTGTCTTCTTTGCAAGATTTGTTACCTTATTTTCAAACATCTGCTTTGGAAGATTTACAATATCTTGAATGGGAACATTTAGAAGATTTGCATCAATTCTTTCAGCAATACGTTCTTCTGCCATTTCAAGAGTGATATAGAGAACATTTTTTCCTTGTAATAAAACTGATGATGCAATATGGCACATAAAGAGACTTTTGCCCACACCGGTATTGTGAGAAGAAACTCCATTAGTATAATACCTATGATTTGGATGATTTACATTAATATCCACAATCGGTATTTGTCTATTAGTTTTATAAACTCTACTAATTTTATTGCCATCTTGAGTAATAACTTCATACATTAATCCAGACTCTGCCATTTCTTTTGCAGAAATCCATCCTTGATTAGTTTCAAATAAATGAGATTCATTACATCTAACTTTTTTTCCACTATCTAAAAGTAATTCGTATTCTTCATACATTCCCTTATTAATAAAAAAATTAACAGGAACATATCCATCAGGTGAATCAACTTCTACCTCATACCCATTATCAAGTAATGTTTTGATTTCAGCAATTGATGTTTCTTTTTCAATCCACATTTTGTATAAATATAGTAGCAGGGACAGGGAAATGTTTAATCAAATATATTCTAACTTATGCGAAGGCAATAAGTCAAGAAAAGAAGATTACAAAAAATATTCAGGATTACACAAACATCATATTGTTCCTAAACATATGGGAGGAACTGATGAAGATTGTAATCTTACATATTTGAGTATTAGAGAGCATATCATATCACATTATTTACTTTGGAAGATTTATAAAAATCCAAATGACTTAAGGTCTATGAAAATGTTGGGAGCAAACTTATCACCTCAACATAGAAAAATAATAGGAGAGTTTTGTAGAGATAATGAAATTGGTTTCTTTTCTACTTCAACAGAAGAAAGAAAAGAATGGAGAATTAAAGGAATAGAAACTCAAAAACAAGATTATTTAAAAAATAACACTAAAAACTTTTATTATTGGAGCACTGAAGAGGGTAGAAAAGAAAGAGCATCTCTTGGAGGAAAACAAAGAGGTTCAAAAGAATTTACTTACTGGGCGTCTAATGAAGGAAGAAAAGAAAGAGCATCTCTTGGTGGAAAAGCACATAAAGGTAAGAAGGTAATGCACTTACCAGGAACAAAAGGATGGAAAAGAATACTACCAGAAGATGTTAATAATAAATTAAACAAAGGTTGGAAATTTGGAACAGGAGAACCAGCACCAAATTCTAAAGTTTCATTTTAAAGTTCATAAGAACATTTTATTAAAGTTAAAAATATCATTATAGTTTGTAACTGGTTTTTCTACTCCACCTTTCCAGTTTTCCATAAAGTTTATAAACTCCGTCATAGTAGGATTTTCTGCTAATTTAGAATAAACGTCCCAAGAAGTTCTATGTCTACCGTTTCGTCCAAAGTAATATGGATTAAACCCCATTAAAGGATAATGTCCAGTAATACTTTTAGTATTGTATATTTTTTCCACTTCTTCATTTGATTTAGACATCCAATCTTTCCATTGTTCAAAATTAGAAACTACTTCATAAAAATATCTGGAAATCTTGTAATTTATTTGATTTATTTTATTTTGAAGTTTTTTAAGTTTTCTTTCTCGTTCGGCATCTTCCCAACGTAATGTAGATTTTATTACTAAATCTTTAAATTGAAGTTCTTCTGTGTTAGTCATAATTTATTCTCGATTAATTTTTTAAATCTAATTTTAACTTTGGTTTCTGGATGAACGCAACCAGCAAGACAAATATTAAGAGTTTTATTAGATAATCCGCCACTAGTAATTTTATTAAAATATTCCAAATCAAAAGAAATTTTTTCCTCCTTTCTGTGATAAGATTCGTAGCGTTGTTCATAGTCCTGTAAGTAATCGTGACCAATATGATTATCAAAACTTACTGCAAGAGCGTCAGAAAGAATAGAAGGAATACTATCCCGATTTTTCTTTTCATCTTTATCATCTGCAATATGAATCGACTCCATTAAAGCAAGATAAATGGCACGGTCACGGCACCACTTTTCTGTTGTAGAAATCAACCAATTAAACTCAACAGGAACATCATCTAGGCAACCTATTAGATGAAGAACTTCTTTAAACGATGTCTCGTTGATATCTTTTCTTTTTTCTACCTCAATACATAAAACTTCTTTTGTTGCTGGTTGATTATATTCCTGCACAAAAGAGAGTATTTCTTCAAAAACAATTTTTTGATTTTGATCTTCAAAATATTCTGATTTTAAAAATGGTATTACTTTGCGGATGTATTCCTCATTATATAATAGGTTTCTTAAAATTAGAAACTCAACTTTCTCCATAACTAAATTCCTTACGAGCAATTTGATCCAACTGTTGCATTACTTCTTCAGTAAAGTATTCTTCAGGTTCCTTTAGAATCTGTTTGGCATAAATTTTCTTACCATCCATTTCATATCGACCTGCTACATTTTTCCAGAGTCCACCAAGTTCGCCAAGTTCCAGAAGACCATAGTAACGATCAAGGCCGCGCTCATCATAATACAAACGGACTTCAACATCTTGATTCTCCTTACTTAAACGCGATTTATGAGTCTTTGCCTTGATAATGTTTCCGATGACTTCTGTTCCGTCTTTCTCTTTCTTTTTGCTGAGATAGATGATTGTAGAAGCAGCATACTTAAGACCACTACCACCACCCATTTCCTTTGTAGGAACATATGCACCAATAACATCATAAGTATGATTAGTAACTAACATAGGAATTTTTGCCTGACCTAGTTTCAGAGTCAGCATACGGAATGCACCTTTAATCAGTTGAGATTTAGTCATGTCCCGAACTTCTTTGTCGTTCAGAGCATCATTAATCTCTTTGCTGGTGGAGAGCATTCCCAAAGAGTCTAACACAAACATACAAGGATTGCGTTCTCCTTCAGGTTTTTTCATATAAAGGTCAACTGCCTTCAGTGCCTTTCCACGAAACTCTTCTACTGTTACGACATTGACAACCACCAGGCGAGTTGTGTCAACTCCCCTACTTTCCAGAAGGGATTTTGTGATTGCTGCTTCAGTATCAAAATACAGACAATATCCAGTAGGATTATTATCAAGGAAATTTTTAACGACGGCAAGAGAAAAGAAAGTCTTTCCCGTAGAACTCTCACCTGCGATTGCAGTAATCTTATTCCCAGATACACCACCAAATATACTGCCGGATACAAGAGCATTAAAAATGTACGAACCCGTATCCACAAAAGTTTCAGTTTCATTAATATCTGAAGCAAGTTGGGTGTATTCTCCACCAATTTCTTTTACAATATCTTTCAAAAAATCCATAATACTCCTTATGTAAAAAATGATTCTAAACTAGTCGTTTTTTCTACGCTCCACCCAATTGCATCAAGAATTGATTTAAGTGGCTCTAGAAATGCTTTCTCAAATTGTAGGTCATAGTCTATGTATTTGTCAAGATTTAGCTCCTTTGGAAATTCCTGAATAAAAGAGATAACATTTTCTTGAATTGTATTTGGTTTTTTTAGATAGATAAATTTAATTTTTTCACCATTTTGTATAAGAGAATACTTATTTGTAAGGTTCGCATTTTTAATGAGATGATTAAACAAAAGTGCTCCACGAACGTGAATTGGTGTTCCCTTTGAGTAAATTGTATTAGATGCTTTGTATTTGTTTACGTCAGATGCAGAGCGAGGGAATGAAATCTGTTCTGGTGGGAGTTTCTTAAAGTCCTTACGAGCATTCTCAATAAAATCAATTACCTCATCTTCAGTTCCACTCATCATCAGTTTAAGAGCATCTTTAATCATCTTACGACAAGGAGCAGGAGTAGAAGATTTAACTGCTTCAATACCCATCATTTTCAGTTTAGGTTCTTCATAACGAACACCTTCACTATCCCAGACATTCAGAATATAACGCTTCTTAGCAGTCCAGATTCCACGATCAGCAATATTCTCACGCTTCATCTGCATCTTCTGATCGTATGCATTCACATAGTCAGCCAGTTCTTGGTAGCAACTTTCAATATACTTTTCAAGTTCCACCTTACAGATCTTATCAAGGAACGAAACAACGCCTTCAGTAGTTTTTTCTCTTCCCTTGTATACAGTTTCAACCAAAGGACCCATATGAAGATAAATGGAATCAGTATCAGAAGCAATAACATAATCAACATCCTCAGTTTTAAGAAGTTTATTTAGATAAGAATTCATCTTACTTTCAATCCAACGAATCGCAACCTGTCCCGAAAGAGTGATTGCCTCAGCATTCTCAAGTTTATAATATCTAAAATACTGATTTCCAATCGCGCCATAAGCAGAGTTCAAAGAAATCTTTTTTGCCATCTGAATATTATTACATCTAGCAATTTCTTTTTCTAACTCTTTAGACTTTTTCTTCTCATATTGCTTCTTTGCCTCAATCATTTTCTTTTTAAAAATGACTCGCTCATTATACATTTTATCCATCAGTTCTGGGAGAAATCCACGAACATCTTTACGATACATCGCTCCATTCGCACATACTGCATAATCACTATACATTTCAAAAGTAAGATCTTGATTGAGAATTTTGTCTACAGTTACTGTTGGATGTTTTTCATCAATAAGAGTTTCTGGTGAAATATTATATCCCATAATCAAGTGTGGATATAGACTGTTTAAGTCAAAATTGACGACATAATCATACTTACCCGGTTTTGGTTCCTTTACATAAGCACCAGCATACTTCTCATTTTTTTGAGATCTATTTCTGGGAGGAATTACAATATCTCTTTTTTTGAGATAGTTGTAGATAATATTGTCCCACATACGAACTTGATAGAACACGTCAGCATAATTAACTTTGGCATCATAGGCCATCGTAAGTGCAAGTTCAATTAGTTTCATCTTGTCTTCCAAGCGGTCAACAAGTTCTACGTCAATAATGTTATATTCAATAAACTTCTGCCAACCTTTAGTGTAAAAGTCTTTGAAGGTATCAAACTCGGAGTGGTCTAATTTTTTCTGACCCAGTTCAACCTCAGCAATATAATCAAGGCGATAAGATTCCTGTGCCTTATAAGTAAACTTCTTATAAAGATCCAAATAATCAAGTTGCGTTACACCACCAACATCAAAAGATGTATGCTTACGGCCGTTGATGAAAACCTCACCTTCAGTCACAAGTCCCCAAGGAGAAAGACGCTTCATTAACTTTTCACCAAGAACTCGATTGAGTCTTTTGGCAATATAAGGGATGTCATAGAGTTGAATGTTCCACCCAGTAATTACATCAGGAACATCAACCATCCAATAATTAATAAAGTTGTTAAGGAGTTCGTATTCAGAAGGACAATAATGATATGTTACATCTTTGCGTACATTGTTAAATGGTTTTACTCCCCAGGTAATAATCTTTTTAGTAGTATAATCTTGAATTGAAATAGAAAGAATTTCTTCAACGCAAGATTCTACATCGGGGAATCCTCCCTCCGATGCAACCTCAATATCTAGAGTTACAAGTTTAATTTTAGAAATATCAAATTTAATCTCATCTTCTGGATATTTTTCTGAAATGTATTGGTAGATATATCGATCATTTCCATAGATCTCAAACCCATCTACATTTTCATATTTTTTATAGAACTCACGACAATCCCTAACAGTCCCTGGTCGAATAGGTTCTACAAATTCGTCAGTTAATGTTCTATACTTAGATTCTTTTTTAGTCTTTACAAAAAGAGTTGGAAAAAATTCATCTCTATTTTCAAATCTCTTACCATTCTCAACACCACGAACTAAAAATTGATTACCAATCAACTGAACATTAGTATAGAAGCAATAATTCATTCTTTAATCAAGTCCTCATATTTTTCAATAAGTGTGGGGGTTGGATCTGCAAGAGTAAGAATCTTGTCAGAACTGATCATAAATGTACTATCCTTTGTATATCCACAAAGGAAAGGTTCTAAGGTTTTGTCTTTAGTTACCACAAATGGGTTGACTAACTTACAATCGGGTTCTCCAACATCAGCACCAACTTCTTCAATTTGACTTATCAGAATCTGGTTGTTGAGTAAGAACAATATTTTGATCAATTTCATTTTCTTTAATACCTAATACTTGAGTTTCGTACATTTCTTTAAGTTCATCCTTTGGTTCTACAATAGTAACAATCCAATCAGGAATTAATTCAATTGTAGTATCCTTGGACAATGAAGGCCATGAATGTAAAGATATACTTACCCTATTTTCGTTATTTTCATCGTCAAGAATTTTATAAGAACCATTTATAGAAATACTACAAGGTTTATCTAAAATATAGCAGACCAATTTATCTTCATAAAATCCTTCTTTAATGTCCGATACTATTTTTTCTCCCGACTTCAGGACAATAAGTTTTACTGTCATTTTTACTCCATACCTCTTACTATTATAGCAGAAAAAAAAGAGGAGTCAACCTGGATTTGGCCAGGTGCTCCTCGCGGCG